GCGCGGAAATGACCCACATGGGCCGATGATGTCGGAAATTCCCGAATGACCAGATGACTCTTGTACTGTTCTTGCATCTTGGCAAGTTCAGCAAGGTAATCGTCTTTTGACATCTCCCGCAAATCTTCACGGGTCATCCGCAACAGGTTTTCGTCGATACGTTCACCAACTGCCTTCTCCGAAAGTTCCAGCGTGATGTACAAGACGTTTTTGCCCATCTTCAGGCAATGCGCGGCATGGTGGCAGAGGAACAGCGACTTACCGACACCGGTGCCCGCCATGACGATGTTGAGTGTCTTGGACGGCACACCACCATCCGTCACTCGATTGAAGTTTCCGATATTGAAAGGCAGCTTAGCTTCTTTCAGGTGGTAGCTGTCATACCGATCAGCCGCTTCATCGAAGTAACGGTGACCGATTTTATTGTCGAAACTGATAGCCAGCGCTTCGGATAGCATGCCGGGAATCTTGCCACGATCATGCCCGGCTTTGTCTTCCAGAATCTCCACCGCCTTGAGAACAGCATTCGCGATGGCCTGATCCTTACACCATTTTTCAGTGGTGTCCAGCATCCATTTCAGTTGGACAGGTTCCGCCTTCGGAATCTCGTTTTCCAATTCGCCAACGACTTCCATGCAATCGGCGAACTCTTTCCCATCCATCCCGCGCTGACTGAAATTCAGGCGAATGACTTCCGTGGAAGGGGAATGGTTGTACTCTTGAATGTGTTTCGACGCGGTTTCATATACCAACCGTTCGGCCTTGTCGTCGAAGTAGTCGGGTCGAAGAAACGGAGTCACTTTCCGCATAAACTCTTCATTTCTAAAGAGTTCACGCAAAATGAGTGGTTCCACACGTGTAGGGCTAATGCTCATTGGCCTCTTCTATGGGATGTTTTTGCCGGTGGCTTCTTAGTGATCGATCCGCTCAAACGGAGGAAGCCCGGCGGCGGCGACACGCATTTGTTCCTGATCGTATCGCCGCTGTAGCTTATCGTTTGCCATCGAAAGACATTCGTCCATCGTGATTCCGAATAGCGTGCAAACGCCATTCATCACTGTCAGGATATCGCCTACTTCACCCTTCACATTTTCGATATTGCCCGTCGCCACGTCAGGACGGTATTTCCGTCCGAAGTAGGATCGAATGGCCCCGGACAATTCACCGCTCTCTTCCAAAAGAAGACCCATCAAACGGGCCAACGAATCTTTGTCGAAGGTACGGTCGGGGAAACTTTTCTTGGAAATTTCAATAGCCCGATCAATTGTCTCTTGGCGAATCATGTGCGAATGTGCTCCGATGGTTCGTCTTCCGATGTGGGCGGCGCATATCGGCGACTCATATTTTTCGCTTGCTTGGCGATCAGGTCCCGCATCAGGGTTTCCGGGGTTCCACCATGTCGCCAGTAGCCATCCATAGCAAGAATCATCACATCGATCCATTCGGACAAGTCGCGCGGATTCTCCCGCACTTCATTGATCTCTTTTTCGATGTGCTTGGTGATCCCGCCCGTGCGCTGGCCGGGACCAAATGTTGCTTCAGACCAGACTTGTTGCCGTTCCAGATATTCTTCGAGGGTCATTCAACTACTTCTCCATGCGGACGCGCGTCCCCGATTTCGTACTGGACTTCGACGGTTCCATCATCATGCGTGATTGTTTCGCCCGGCTCTAGCACATTTGCCATCGTGCGTTCGTACAGGTTGAGAATGATCCGGCCAACATGTAGCTGGAAGGTCTGGTCTTTCTCCAATTCATCCGATGGGCCGGTAGGTGATTCGAGGATGTCGTATTCGAAATCCATCTTCATCTCTTCGGTCCCTTCAACACCCGTCAAATGGAAGGTCTTTGGTGCAATCACGGTTCCGGCAAATGGTGCTTGCCGGAACCGGATGCAGTAGTTACCCGCCGCCATTGAAGGATGTTCGACGACTTCGTAAGCGTCGTCGTAATTCTCAAAGGCGCGGTCGTTACTCATTTTCAGGTGCTTCCTCTTCTTCTTCACCCACAACCGCTTCGATTTCCACTTCGTCCGGCCTTGCCAGCCGACCCTTGAAAGTGAACTCCGCGATACAGGCTTCTTCCAGTTTAGCCATCACTTCATCGGTGAAATACTGTTCGGGATTTGTGTTGATGGCGCTGACAAAACCCTTGGCACCAGTCGGGAAATGCACATAGTTGCCTTCCTTCTTCAAAATGCCGTGCTTCAGACCAAACTCCACCAAACCGAAATACGGCAACAGTCCGCGCCGGTGATCCAGATAGACTTCGATCTCCTTGCCGTCGCGCGTGAACCGGCCCTTCTTCAGTTTCACCTTGACGATGTTGGCGACCACATCCTTAGCCTTCTTTTCAGCCGCTCCACCCACCGCATCCTTCGCAGTGAATTCCTTGGTCGCTACGTCCTTGTGACCTTCTTTCAGCCGCCGGTTGTCCAGTTCGATCACCACCGAAGCGGCGTAGACCAGACCATCGCCGCCCGCCATGTTCTTCGTCGGCACGTATGCGCCCGGCACGTCGTAGGTGTGGTTCGTGAACAGGAAAGGCACTTGAGCCTGACGCAAGGGATAGGTCAGGATGCGCATAGCGCCGCGCAAGAGTTGTGCGCGGGTCATGTCACGGGCCTGTTTGCCTTCCAAGGCGTCCGTGACTTCCTTAGTCGTCGAAAGCATGCCAGCGGAGTCGAGCACGACGAAACAGGGCACAGCGTTGTCTTCCTTGCGATAGGCCGCGATGAAGTTGGAAAGCTGATGCTTGAGTTCTTCGACAGTGTTCAGCGGAACGATGATACAGCGTTCCGTGTCGATGTCCCACTCTTCGAGCATTTCCTTGTAGACCGCGCCTTCCGTTTCGACATACAGGACGTAGCCGTCCGGGTTCTTGTCGAGGAAGCGCTTGACTGCTGTCAATGCGAAATAGGTCTTGCCGGTGGACGGCGCGCCCGCCAGCGCGGTGATGTGGTTGCCGGGGAAGCCACCACGCATCGAACCGCTGATGAGTGCGTTCAAGAGATAGCATCCGGTATCAATGAACCCATTGGTCAACCCGGAGTGATGTTCAGCACTTGCCGGGGCAGCAAGCGGGTTCTTCATGATTTCGCCTAGCTTGGAAAACAGCCCGGCGGCTTTCTTCGCCTTGGCTTTCTTGTCGGCTTTGCGTTGCTCGTTTTCTTCAGTTCCTTTCTTCTTTGCCATGTGATTTGTCTCCTAGTGTAGCCTTGAATCGGCTGATCGGAATTCGGAATCATTTAGCATCCGAACCCTCAAAAATCAGCGGGTCGCTATATAACCGCCCTACGAAAAAAGGTCAGCTATATTGGCTTTTTTGACCAATTTCCATTCCGCCGCGTCCGCGATCCGGGACATGGGTTCAAGGAAATTCTTCTCATACAAGGCTTCCCGATCCACATACTTGTCCAGCCCGAATTCGGGCGGGAGATTACCAACGAACCCAATCGCATTCTGATCCGTGGGATTGGGCATCTTGAGATAGACCAACTTGATCTTGTCCCCTTCGAGGATCGGCGGGTAGATGGATTCCAGTCCCTTTTCCTGAATCAAGTGGTTGTGCCACAGTGCCGCGCGGACATGTTGCGGACAACCGTGGGCCGTCACTGAGCGCGGGTCCATGTACTTCTCTTTGAATTCTTTCACGCCTTTGGGCTTTGCAATATCCTCAATCGGCAATGACATGAACTCCTGATAGTACTTCTGAACGTACTCATACAGTTCCTCTTGCGTCCCATGCATGATGTACTCACAGCACTTCATCATCGCGATCCGGCACGTCTTCGGCGTGTCCGACCGCTTCATTTCCAGTCCGGTGTACTTCAGCTTGGGCTTGTCGTACCGAATGCCTTCCTTGTCCCAAATGGACAGCACATAGCGCTTCTTCTTCGTCCAGATGCCCTTCTCCGCGATGACTTCCCTCTTCATGGCAAGGTAGTTGCCGTTTCCGTGGATGAACACGTCGCGGATCTCCGCGAAGATCCGGTCAATCTCCGGTTCGATGATCTTCTTGCAAACCTTGTCAATGTAGTCAACGATCTTCTTCGGGTCCTTCTCATTCGGAAGATACTTTTGGACCATCGGTTCAAGGTTGATGTAATTCGAGTCCGTGTCCGCCGCGATGACATAGTTGAAATCCACCGTCCCGAAACTCTTGTTCAGGAAGCGATTCAACGACTGCTCCACGTACTGAATCACGAACTGACCGGTGACCGTGATGGCTTCCGCGTTCTCCGTGTCATAGAACCGGAAAAACTCGTTTCCCACACATCCATAGAGACTGTTGTTCAGGACCTTCGTCATCTTCTGTTTCAAGTCGAACTCACTCTTCGTGTAGTCCAGTTCGGTGTAGCGCCGCTTCAACTCCGGGTCGTCCGGCGTCTCTTTCAGCTTGCGCTTGATCTCTTCGAGTTCCTTTTCCGACGATTCGGCGATCTTGCGGAATTCCTTACGGGCCGCAAGCAACTCAATAATCATCGTGGTGAAAATGGAGTTCTTGCCCTTGTCATAGGTCGCCCCGTTCGATCCCATCGAAATGTTCAATCCTTCGAACAATGACCAATCCGGCGGGCCTTGCAACATGCGATGCGCGTTCATGCTGTCCACGATTTTCCGTTGCGCGGGTTCCCACATGTCCCGGTCAATCTTGGTTTCGACACCGATGTTCAATGCCGCGATCAACGACGGGTACAGGGAGTTCACGTCGAAGCTGACCACCCACTTGTACAGCTTGGGCACCGGCTCTTTGACGAAGGCCCCTTCGTACTGTGTATCCTTGTCGTCCACTTCCCGGAAGGGCACCACAATGTTCCTGTCGCGAAGGTGGTTGTAGATGGCAGCATCCCATGTACGGACTTGGCTCATCACGTCTTCCATGTTGACCTTCGAGCGATAGGCGACCAGCATTTGCAGATCGATGATGCGCTTCTTCGCTTCCAGCCGATCCACCAAGCGAACGTCATGCACGTTGTATTCGATGAACTTCTGGTGGTTCTTCTGGTACATCTGCCACAGGTTGCGGTATTCGGAGTAGTCGAGTTTGCGTTCGCCCAACTCAATTTCCGCCACGTAGTCCAGCCGGTAGGATTCCAGCGGTTCCAGCACATTCTTCCGATACAGTTCCCGGTAGTCAAGGTTGTTCACACCGGCGATGGAATAGCTGATGTACTCCGAATCAAACCGGCGCAACGTGATCTGACGGATCTGACCGAAAGGCGACAGCTTGGCGGCGCGTTTCTTATCGAGTCGCTTGGTGATCCGGTTTACCAGATAAGGGATATCGTAGCCGGTGATGTTCCAGCCGGTCATGCCGTCCGGGTAGGTTTCAATCCACGCGGCCAAGAACTGTTCGAGCAAGTCGCCTTCGTCATCACATTGAATGTAATTGATCTCTTCGGTCGGCATGAATTCTTTCACACCAAACACCCGGAACTTGTTCTCATTGGACAGCTTCATCGTGATAGCCGTCACTTCTTCCGGCGCATCCGCGGTGTTCAGAGCCGACAGGAATCCATTCTTTGCCCCGACTTCGATATCGACGTTGGCGATGACGATCTGTTTTGGATCGTATTCAACATGACCGGGATAGTTTTCGGCGATGTGAACATACTGATACATGTCGTTGCCGTACAACGTGTATCCATCAACGCCCGTTGACTCCTGAATGTGTCGCCGGGCGGCACTCATGGAGTCAAAATGAAGAGGGACGACGCCGCGACCTTCCAGCGTGGTCAGTTCGTAAGGTTCGCCGGGCGGGGCGGGTGTATAGAGCGTTGGCTTGTGGTTGACTCGAAAATTCTTTCGCTCTCCATCCCTCACTTCCCGCACCAAAATTTCGTCGCGATGCCGTCCGACCCATGTATAGAAAGGTTGCACGTTTCCAATTTACCGTGAGCCTGACCACTCATAAACTAGAAACAGATGACACGAATTTACTGCGACATGGACGGAGTGCTTTGCTACTTCGATAAACGAGCATGCGACAAGTGGGGGTTCAAACCGGACGGTTCGGGATGGTACGACATTGAAGACCACCACTGGAAGATGATCGAATACGACACCGATTTTTGGGCGCACATGGAATGGCAACCCGGCGGGAAAGAACTGTGGGACGCGATCAGTTCGATGAATCCGTGGATCTTAAGCGCCTACAACAAAGAGGTCATGCAATCCACTATCATCGGCAAACTCGAATGGGTCCGGCGGGAATTGCAAATTCCTGACTGGAAGGTCAAAGTCTGTATGCGGGAAGACAAATTCCACTTCGCCCGCAATCTGGACGGAACGCGGAACATCCTGATCGACGACAATCAAAACAACGTGCGTGAATGGTCGCGCGCGGGCGGGGTTGCTGTCTATCACAAAAACAACCCCGAAGCGACCATTCACATCATGAATTCCATCAAAGAAGGCAAAATCTCAATGGAATATGCCGCTGTTTGGAGTGAGATTGGAACGCTTCCGGCCTAGTCGTCGCCGGACGGCAACAGCTTGTTGGTGGACAGCGTTAGCAACGTCTGGTCGATTTTCTCCGGGCGGACCAGATCGACCAGCTTCTCCCGGAGAATGTCAATCCGCTTCGTGAACTCTTCGAGCGCCGCCCGGTTGACCTTGTTCGCCGGAATGCATGCTGTCACATTTCCCCGTTTGTCTTTGAACTCACCCGGCCACGGTTCAATCACTTCTCCACGACCGTAGCGATATTGCTTCAGCAACAGGGTGCCGTCGAACGCGGTGCCCTTCCACACCGTCTCATAACCGAACGACAGTCCAGTCCCCATGCCTTCATAGGGCGCGCGGTGATCGATACTGACAAGGTAGTACTCTTCCCACCCGACCTTATAGTGATCGTCCAGTTCGCCCCACATCGTCGCCCGGAGCGATTCGATGTCCGGGCCGGTGAAAGAGAACTCCGGGTTCTCACACGTCACTTCGAACCAGACTTCCTTCGTCGCCAGCGGCGGCGTGTCCCCTTTGAACTTCTTGAGGATGTAGACCTTGATCGGAACCTTGATCGGCTTGACTTCAGGTTCCGCTTCCGGGTCGTCGCTTTGATGTGCCGGGATGCCGCTGTATTCGTACCACCATGTATCGATCAGCTTGCCGTTCGACTGGCTACGCGACTTTGCCATGTTTCCTTCTCTCCCGCGCCGCGATTCTTTTCTTCAGCGACGTGATCTTTCCGTCAATGAGCGCGAACGTGGTCCGCACCCACCGGCGATCTTCCATTGACAAGAGCCGGGACATGTCCCGCTCACAAATAGCTAACTGCTCTTCCAGCCGTTTCGCCATTACGCGGCCTTTCCCGCCAGCCGTTCATCCGCCGCCGGATACTTCCCGCGCAAATACGAAACAGCATCGCCCATGATGATGAACGACGCCGTGTGTTTATATCGGATCGCAGTGGGCGGATCATCATCACCAACGCCAATGGAATGCTCTTCCATGACTTGTACGTCTCCGACCTTGGCGAATCCGAAGCCGGGTGTATACGACGTGGTAAAGGCGACTTTGCGCCCATTGAGCCAGAATTCCTTCATAGAACTACCATGATGACACACCCGTCACCTATATGTCAACCTTGATAACGGATGTGCTTCTTGATGTCGTCCTGATGATGGAAGAAGAACTCAACGATGCCGGGATGGAAGTTCTTGATGTTCGCGTCCAGCCGGGCACAGAACTGAATCCATGACATCCACTCCATTCGCGTGTGTTCTTGCGCGAACTCGAAGTCCTTTGGATGAAACGAGAATTCTTCTGGCACCAATCCAATGAAGTTGTGAAAGATGAGTTTTTCGGATTCGTAGACGTAAGAAGGGATCAGTTTGACCGGCCCTTCGTAGCCCGTCTCTTCGACCAACTCCCGGCGCGCTGATTGCTCCGGTGTCTCACCCTCATCCATACCGCCGCCGGGCAGTCCCCAAACGTTTCCAAAGTCAGATCCCGGCGCGCGCCAAAGAAAACACATCCGCTGTGTCTTCACGCAAATGGGAAGAACGCCAGCGGCTTCATTCGGCTGTTTCGTAATGGTGCTGAAAGACGGCATCAGTCCACGTCCGTATCATCCAGTTCAATCATCGGCGGCTGCAATTCATCCGCACAGCGCGTCAGCGCATAGGCCATGTCGCGCGCACCTTCCGGCGACAAACACAATGCCAGATTCTTTTCGGCCAAGTATACAACTACTTGATAACCGGCCCCGTCTTGGAAGTCCACCGTACCGATGTGGAATTTGAAATTCTTGAGTGTGGAATCGATTTCTTGCTCTAGGTTGTGCGACATCACAAACTAGTTAGACACCACTCAAGTCCATAGATCCATGCGGATACTCATCAGTCGATTCAACATCGCTTCGTCTTCCATGTCGTAAGCGACTTCCTGTTCCGCCGTTTCGATATCAGGCCGGGCCGGGCGGGTGACGGTCCACCATAGGTACAGTTCTTTGGCAATACGGCCACATTCAACTTGATGCGGCGGTCCATCATTCATCAGACCGGCACACCAATCCAGATAGATCAATCCGTCTTTTGCCGACCGGCGACCGGGCATATTTTCCGACCGCTGATGTTCCCATGCGCAATCGTGTTCGACGAAATCGACCAGCGCCGCGAACGACCCGTACAATATACGTTCGCGGGCGTCATGGTAGCCGGGTTCCAGTCCGTAGCACCGAATCTCATGAAGACGACGGAGCCGGTATACGATCCATTGAAAAAACGGACGGCACCGCTTTGGTAAGCAGTGCCGCACGAATCGAACGACATCGATGAGTTTGTTTCTCAACTTGATTTGTCCTTCAGTTGCATGTAGACGAAGATGGCCCCGAAGACAATCGCGGTCAGAAACAACCCTGTCATGAGAACGGTGTTGTCGATCTTCAGATGATCCACCGATGGCCCATGCCGCATCCGCACAGACCCACGACAGACCCGCAATCTCTCCGACGACGACCCGCTTGTTCACGCGGCTTCCCGAAGTAGCGCCGGGGTGGAACGCTTGCGGATGTCATAGATCGACGGCTTGTTCAGACTGTCGCCGTCAAGGAAGATGGGCTTGATGACGTTGCCGGGGATTTCCGCTTCGCCGATGCGCACCGTGCTGAAACTGTCGCCGTTGGCGATCAGCGCCAGCCGTCCGCGCTTCGATCCCTTGCCGCGTGCGGCCTTGAAGACATCGATCTCTTCATCGCCGATCAAAGCACGGGAGCATTTCAGAGCCATCGACATCGTATCGCGATCCACCTTCTGAAGAAGACCGCCGCCCATGCCGAACACGATGTTGTCAGCGGACCAGCCTTCGGCCTTGAGTGCCTGAAGGATCGGTTCGATGGTCAGTGAAGTGATGCCGTCGCCTTGCAGGACGCGGATTTGCGGCGGGAGGACCTTGTACCCCTTCGCGTTCGTTTCCATGCCGTAGCGGGCTTCCAGCGACCGGAAAATGGCAATCAGGGTCGGGATGACTTCCCCGGAGTCGGGCCGGATCACAACACGTCCGTTACGGTTCAGCACCTTGTCCTTGAGTTCCTGTCCCCAAATCTTGTCCACGGCGTTGAAGATGTCCCACGAATCGCTGACGACGCTGACGATGCCGGTGGGATACTTCTCCAGCATATTGGCGTAGGCATCGCGTTCGCCTTTCTGTCCCCACGTGGTCATCGTGCTGTGTTCCGACGCGGCCACACTGAATGCCGGGTAGTCTTCGAAGTTCGCGTCGTACCACTGGAACAGGAAGTCAATGGCTTCGAGCGTGTCGGTGCCTTTGAAATTGACCAAGTGTGCGGCCCCGCCGATCTCAGCGGTTTCGGTGGACGATGCGCCGCGCGCGCCGAAGTCGTGCAGCTTGAACCAAATCTCTTCCGGGGTTCCGGTTTCGATCAGGTACTTGAGAATGATGTCGCGACAGTAGCGGCTGAGCGACGCCACCGTGTACGGGTACCATTCCCGCATGAGCATCGTTTCGACGTAGTTGGTCAACCACGGAACAGCCTCATCCGTGTTTTCGATGGTCATCAGAACATTGCCGGTCGGAACCACCGTGCCTTCGGGCGGCGCGCCGATTTTCAGCGGCAGACGGCCCTTGTGCTTTTCCAGAATGTGCAACCACCCGGCGCGGTTGAACATATCATCGTTCCCGAAATGGTGACGGGCGTGCTTCACAAACTTGGAAAGTGTTCATGCACCATCATGCGACGCATGACGTAGCTCAGCGGTTGTTCTCGGTTTCCGGGGATCGGGCTGGTGCTCAGATACATCGCCGTGAACTGATGTTGATCGATGACGGTTTTCACCATCTTCTTCCACGGGTCGCTGAATTCTGGAGTCTGGAACCGCCCGATGATAATGCCAACTTGTTCGTTCACAAATCTATTCTAACCGAAGTCCCTCGAATCATATGTCCCAAATGACCGACGCGCCCTAGAAGGGCACGTCGATCTGATCGAACTGTTTGATATCAGCGGGCGCGGCCTTCATCGCCTTACCCTTGGGCGCGCCCACGGTCGGACGCTTCACGATGGTTTCTTTGACTCCCTTCCATTCTTTGTGCTCGACGACCGTGCCGGTGAACGTCCCGGACTGGCCGACTTCGATCTTCAAATCGCTGTTGGTGAAGGTTTTGATAACGTTCCCGGCGGCATCCACGAAGGTGTAGAGCGTCGAAAACTGTGTGCCACGGCGTTCACGAAGCGTCGCGGTGAACGTCAGTTTTTCGTTCAGGGTGCCGACGTAGTTGCTTTCACCGACCGGCTTCACCGATTCACGAAGGTAGACGCCGACGATGCTAACGGCCAAACCAATCTGCTGAGCGGTGAGCATTTCCGAAGTGCAGAGCACGCGAACGTTCCACAGATAGTCGTTCGATGCTTCGACGCCTGCGCCCCACTCAATCGCGGCTTCAGCCAAGTTCGCATCCACCGAAGTGGGGATGTACTTCGCGGTGGAACCGGGGTTGCTTCCCGCCCACAGGATGTCCTTCACGATGGAAGCGGTCGAAACCAAGCGGCGGTCGTTGTACGCCTGACCACCCGAAACGAAACCGCGCTCCATACGAATCACAGTCGCGGCGGCAGTCAGAACCGTCTTCAGGCTGTAGAACAGCGGCTTGCGGATCATCGCGCCCGTGGCAACCGGCGGGTTCTTGGCATCGTCCATCAGCAGGCCGATGTTGCCAAGCATTTCGGAGTACTCCGCGATGTGGTGCGGATTCGCGCCGTTGAAGAACTCACCAAGGCAGGTGCGACCAACTTGCTTTTCTTCGGCGGTGTCCTTGTGACGGACGACGTAGGTGTCCTTGCGCTGACGGTTCAGTTTGCAGTGTTCACAAATCGCGCCCGTCGTGCGGTACTTCTCAGCGACTTCGGCAGCGGTGAACGGCGGCGTGTAGCGGATGATGTTGCCCGTTTCGTGATCGTGGGTGATCGAAGCAACGAAGTACCAGCCGGTAACAACCGGCTCAGCGCCCTTCAGTTCGACGGTCAGAAGGTTGTACTGATTGGATTCGTGCGGCGTGACAGCGGTGACATTCAGGGTGATTTCACCCATACCAAACCGCTTCGAGCGACGCGACAGTTTGTTGATCTTCTCTTCAAGCGCGGCGAAGTTCGGTTCAGGAATCTGATAGTAGGCTAATGCCACGGTCGGCATCGTTTCGGTGACTGGTGTTGATGTCGTCATGTCTGTCGTACTCTCCATTGCTAGAATAGCAAGGGGCGACATATATGTCAAGAGAAATTTTTAGGAGCGCCTTATCTGCAATCGGTGCAACTTCTTAGAGACGCTATCAACACTGCGTTCCAGCCGGGCCGCAATAGCTCGATTGCCAAAACCGGCATCATGCAAGGCCAAGAGTGAGTCTATATCATGTTGTGTCCAATAGACATTGGTTGGTTGTGCCGCACGGCACTCCACATCTACAGCACGATGTTCCCGGCGAATCTGAAGATCGCGAAGGCATGCTTCCGCCTTATCTCGTTTCATCAAAAGATGTGGAATGATCTTCTGCAAAATAAACACCAGACTGGCTTGCTCACATATCCGTATGTCAATCATCGGCGTCTTTGTTTTCAAAATACCTTCGGAGATACGCTCCACAATCTGTACCGCTACCCCTTGTGCTTCAAGGAATTGTGCCAGCATCATCATCGCGGGCTTCTGAGAAAGCAGTTGAGTCACACCAACCGTATATTTGATCGTGCGACAATTTCGATTTCGCGAACCGGTAATCCAACCGTCACCATCAAGAAATCCTGCGAAGTATTCCCATGTCACGAATCCTATTTAGACACCCGAATAGTTTGTCACGAAAATAGATGATCGATACGACTGGCGTCCGGGTAGAATTCATCAATCAACCTAAGCAGTACATCGCCGTGACATGAATATCGTGGACGACACCAGCACCCTAGCGTTTTGCCCCGTAGATCGGCCAAGGCCGCAATCAGGTCGGGCCGGGAGCGGATGTACTCTTCGTACTTGGCGATGGCCTCAGAGCGCGTTTCTACGCGAAAGCTGGCCCTTGCATGAGGAAGGTGAGTGAAGGGGTTGCCCCAAATCGACCGTTGGCCGGTGACCGGACATTTTCCCCGACCGATGTAGATGTCGTAGGGTTCTTTCTTGCAGTGGACTACGCGACCCGGCATTCCTCTTCATGATGCCGGATTTCGAGCGACGCGCCATTTTCATTCACGATTTCCTGTACCCGCTCAACGAAAACATCCACCGAAAACATTCCTTGCGGCGTACTGGTCCCGAAGATGTCAAGCCGACAGTGTTTGGCATACGCATCCATTTTGATGACCGGCGGGCGATGCTTCTCCGCTTCGTCAATGGTCATCCAATTCCGGGACACATTCGCGCACGCGCGGGAGATTTCCCCGGAAGTGAAACCGGGTCCCCGATTGGTCAGGACAACCGTGCCGGGCACCCCGGCAATGTACTGGTTCATCGGCCATTCCGTTTCAGAGTAGCAATTGCTGTCGGCACAGATCCACACCCCGCCGAAGTGCTCACCTTCTTCCCACCGACGCTCCTTGAAAATCTGAGACAGAATTCGATCCGCCTGTTCCGGCGTTTTGAACTCATGGGTTTTCAGCGGACCACGGGGCGGAAGTTCGATGTAGAAGGCCATAGCTAAATACTATCATGGTGCCCGTGAAATCTTTCGCTGAATTCATCGCCGAACTGGAACTTCCGAAGCTGGAAGTCGGTGACGAATTGTTGGTGGGAAAATTCAAGAACCGCCGCGCCACGATCAAAGGGTTTTCGCGCGACGAACACGGTCAGCCCGTCGCGCATACGAACAAAGGCGATCAGAAAATCTTCAAGCCGCGTATTGCGAAATTGATTCCGCCGTCGCCGCCGAAGAGCTAGTCTTTGCTCTTGCCCCGTTTCTTCACCACACCACCTTCAAAAAACGAATCCCGGATCAACTCCAACTGATCGTCGGTCAGAAGTTCTAGCGCTTCCCGCGCCTTCTCTTCGGAGTACTTGTAATACTCCATGACCAACTTCACATCTTCGGACGGCTTCTCAGCTTTGAGCCAAGGCGTAAACGTCTTAGTGCGCGGCTTCAGCCGGAACCGAAGGAAATCATATTGCATGAGCGCATCGATCCCTTGGACCGTATTGATTTCGTTGACATCGCCAACGCAATCCGGGAACAATGAAATCATGCGATTGATGACCCACGGGCCGGGTGCTTCCACCAACTCCCGCTGGCCGTCAATCTCTGTCGCCAGATCCTCTTTGGTTTTGAAGAGGCTATTCAGTACTTCCTTCAGTTCCATGTTCTTCCATGTAGCGAATGAAGTGCGGGGCGAACGCGCGGATCACGTCCGCCAGCACATCGTCTGAATCGGGTTGTTGGTTCTCTTGCATGACTGTTCCTTTACTTGAATTGACACACCACCGCAATCTCAACTAGACAAGCCATGAGGTTGATTTCTTGATTTGCCGCCGTGATTGCCCAATGCTGATATTTTGCCAGAGCGACAATCGCATCGGGAATGGTCGAAGGTACCAGCCTTTCATAGAGAACGTCATAGATCCGCCGGTAGATATGCTGAGTGTCGTTCTCAGCGTTCTGTGCGACCCACTGACGGACGAACGACATGTCCTTTTCTGCCAGCTTGTCAATGACCTCTTTGATCTGTGCGGTACCAACACCTTCTTCGAAGACCAAAGTACCAGACTTGCTATGGTACTGAAGCTGGTTCAGGATCTTGCGGAAATCCGGGAAGTTCCGAAGAACAATTTGTGTGACCGTTTTCGGATCATACACAATCTTCTCCAGATCCAGAATCTCTTTCGCCCGTTCGAAGAATTGCCGGGCCAGCGTTGCCTTTTCCACCTTCGGGATAGTGAAGTCAACCGGAACCAATCGGGATTCTCGAATGGCTTCTGCAATCTTGCCCTTGTTGTTGGCCGTGAAGATGAAGTTGCAGTTGACGGAGAACTCTTCGATGAACGACCGCAAAGCGTCTTGTGCGGCCTTGGTCATGCCGTCGCCTTCGTCGAAGATCACCGCCTTCGGTTTGCCGTTGAAAGCCATCGTACCGGCATATTGGCGCACCGTGTAGCGGAGCGTTTCGATGTTGCCTTGTTCGCTGGCCGGGACGAAAAGATAATCGCGGTCCATCTCTTCACACATCGCACGGGCGACGGTAGTCTTTCCGATGCCCGGACGACC